CTGGCACCAGTAAAGCGGGTATCAAGAAGCTGATATCCGAGTTCAGTCTGCGGAAGGCCAGCAGAACCTGAAAGACCTGGGGTCTTAGCAGCTTGTCCGCCTGCAGCAGCTTGGGTTTTTCCATCGATTCCAGTTCCTAGGAACTCATTCTGGTAAGCATAACGCAATGCGAATGCAAGACCAACTGGTCCACTCATAGGCTGAACACCAACGATTTCGTTAGTGATAAGTTCTGGGAATGTACGACGAATCATCGGGATGAGCACCTTAGGAAGGCGAGCATCGTTCGGGGCATATGTATCGGCTGAGCTGGAGCCACCTGCTACGTTAGGGTTGAATTGTACTCCACCCTGAGCAGATCCACCAAGAGCTCCACCACCAGTGGAGTTGTCCTCTTCGATACACCATTTCTCCTGGTTCTCCAGGAGGACCGCGGTATTAAGGCGGGTATGATCATCTTCAATAGCTTTAACGCTATCAGATGTATAGTCAAGGACCGGTGCCCACTTCTCCAAAAGAGTTGCAGCACGGTCCTGATCAATAAATGATTGTGGTTTGTTCATAATAATATATTTTTTTGTTTTGTTTCGACCTTTCATGGGACTAAATCCCAAGTTACTCAGACACTATTCATGTCTCATTGTTCAGGGTGAAAAATTATTTCATCTTATCCAGACCCGCAAGATACGGATTCTCTGGGGTAGAAGGTTTTACTTTCTCCTCAACGATTTTAGGAGCATCAGCTTTCACAGTGCGATTACTAATAGCTTCCTCACGAATAACTGCCATTTGCTCCTTTTCTTTCTTGTCAAAGAGACGTGCAGTGTACTCGAAATTCTCTGTGATAAACTTGGCTGATTTATCACTCAAAACTTTCTTAAGATAATTAGCTTTTTTATCACTATACCTTGAGACTTTCTGCTCAAGTACAAGCTTTGCGCTAGTCTTATCATATGCTTCTTTAAGATGCGCATTCTCTTGCTTGATCTTATCGAACTCAGACTTGAGCTCATCAATTTGAGATTTACCATCTACAATAGCTTCCTTAACTGACTCACTCATAAGTGAAGAGTCAACAGCAAGTACTGAACGGAGATTAGTAAGGACGGAGTATGCTGTCTTATTTTTAGTAGCTTCTTCAATAGCAGCTACAGGCATTGCTTCGTCGATATACTCTTCAATATAACTGGAAATAGACTCAACTAGTTGCTCTTTAAAATCAGATGCACCTTCGTTAATTTCAGTTTCGTATTTTTTAATAACTTGTACCAACTTATTGGCATTATTCTTATCTACAGCTTCAACAACTGTCTGCATCTTAGAAGTATGGTCACTATCAATTCGTGTGACCAGCTCTTCAAGCTTTTCGGCATAGAGTTCATCTTGGCTAGTAAGGGCTGCTTCAACAGAAAGCTCGACTTTCTCTTTAAGAGCCGTTTCAATGACACTCACGCTCTCTTCGGTGAGTACATCTTGTAGTTCTTTTGGTAATAGATTTTTATTCATAATTTAAAAGAGTGGTTTTTCTGCTGCTTGTTTTATTCTTGATTCAAGCTTATCGTTAACAGCCGATTGTAAATATTTATTCGCGGCAGCGTAGTTTTTATCAGAAATAGCATCGATAAACCTAACTATCTTGTTTTTGGTTGTATTTTTTTCAGCCATGTTTTTATTTATTAATGTTTATATTAAAATCAAATTTTGTTAATAAAAGTCATAATTCTTTCCAGCAAGTACTTTTCTACTTCTTTCTTAGGAAGCTTTCCCACAGCTCTTTCGAAGTTATCATAAATCTCCTCATACTTACCATCATCAGCAAGTACCCATTGTTTTGATTCTAGAATACCATTAACAAAAGCTTTAGGATATGAAGGGTCAGCAACACAATCAATAGCCACCAGATTCATATTTTTTACCGTATTATGCTCTCTACCTTCTTCAAGTGTACCCAAGGCTCGTGATGACATGCCTACTTTAACTCCATCATTTACTAATGCACGAACGATTTTACCACATGGTGTTGAAAGTACTTTAGATTTACCATAAAACACATTACCATCTTGAGTCATTTCTGTTACTATATGACACGCGCGTTCAAGATCAACATCTGCTGTAGATGGATGGTTTAACTCTCCCATCGCACGACCTGGTTTAACCATTTCTTCATTATAACGAGCAACTTCCCGCACAAGCTCATGCAGGGGATACATTCTTTTATTCTTATTAACTCCTTCTGCCATCATGTAAGGTCCTTTAATAAAAAGATTTGATGGAGAATCTTTATTAGTTTGTTCTTCAATGATCTCGAATTGATCATTAAGATCAGGATTTTCACATACTAGATTAAGTTTAAGTGACATACTATTATTTATGCCCGGAAGCTACGAAAGCTCTTTTTCTGTTAAGATTAACCATTTATAACCCCTACCCTTGCAGTATTTTCTTGCAGCTTCCCATTTTGCTTGATTTCTAACAAATTGAACTTGCTCATATATAATATGCTTTTTTTGTTTATATTTAGTAGTAGGCTTTAAAGTTTGCTTATATGGTTTTATTTCTACAAGATACTTAGTAATAGCTGTACCTTCTTTAATAACAACATAATTATCTACATGGTATCTATGATTACGTTTTGTTAAAGGGTTATAATAAGGTATAACAACATTTTCACTACCCCATCTAACTACTTTAGGGTTATTATCACAGAATCGAAAAAATTTTAATTCTAAACCAGATCTATATATAGCGCGCTCACCGATAAATTTATCGATATTTTTAGGTACAAATATACCTTGCCTATATCTAGAATTTTTCTTCATTATCCAACAATAAATAGAGCTGGATCTGTATCACCCATACCTGGAGAAGCACCTTCGAGTAACTTAGCTTCTAATTCTGCTTTCTTTTGATTACCTTCGGCAAGCAGATCATAATTAAGAGCACCTCCTCCTAGTAGGTTAACACTACCGAACTTACCTCTAACCCTACCAACAGTTATCATTGATAGAGCTAGTGCATATTCATATACCCACTGCTCTTTAATAACATCCCGTATAGGTCGTTCAATATAACAAGAGACAACTCCGTAGAATCTTTCTGTTATTGGTTGTGGATACATTTTTAAGTATTGAGTACGTGGATCAAACTGTAGATCTTTTCTTAAAGCTAGTACTTTTTCACGTGTATCAATCCACTCCTTCATAGTATACCACGAAACAAGATCAAAACCATAATTACCCATCGCATATGAGAAGTAGGTTTGTTGCGCTAATGTTTGCTCGAGGGTAAATAAAGTGTTAATACCTGTATTCGAACCTTCTTCAAAATCTGTAACTTCAATTACCTTTCTATAATCCATTACATCATAGTCAAAAACGTTTTGATATTGAGTTATATCTGCTGCTGTACCAGCTTGTGTTAATGTTTTTCTTTTAGTAGGTTTAAAAGCAGAAAGATTATCAAGTGAGTTATCGATTGCAGTAATATTTGCAACTAATGAGTAATCGAATAGTTCACCAGGCTCGATACCATCTTTAAATGTAGCGCTTAGTGAACTCTGCGCTGTAAATACAGAAGATAATACATCAGTTTGTGCTACATAAGTAATATCAGGAGTTTCACCATAAAATTCTGAACTAGGCCCTAGCGGATTAGTACCTGCAACTTGTTTAGCTGCAGTATCCATATCAGTGTTAGCCAATGTGTAAAGCATATCAAGTCGAATACCTTTATTTGTTTCGTATAGATTCGAATCAAAAATCATATACTCACGTGTATAACCTGCATACTTTGTAAAATATTCAACTGCAATTTGAATATTTTCTCTAAGTTGATCAGAGTGTATCTCAACAGAAACAAGTGGGTATCCTAGTGATCTTTTGATCCTATCACCTAATCTATCATACGTATCAATCTTATTATTAAGATTTGTTGATAAGAATGCCGATAAAGGTGAAATAACACATGCGGAAGCCATGTAATTATTTATGCCGATGACTAAATAATTGTATGGCTAATAATGCAGAATCTAAAAATGGATATGTAAATTTTAATCTTTGTAGGTCTTTTAATCAACATATTAAAACTTCAATGACGATTTTAACCGGAGCCGCGATTCCTGGCGAAGCAGCAGCAACCAGTACTACAGGTTTAGCTTTAACAGGTGGACATCCTTGCTCGGAAATAACTATATGGAATAGGACAACTAATACTCTTACAGTTTATGATAATGATTATTCAGATGCTTTGAACGGGTTTATACTCTCAGCAGGTGAGCAGTTTACTTTCAGAGGCTTAACTAATGTTGCACAAGTGTCAGCAACGGCCACAACCGCTGGTAAAATTTACTATAGAGCACAATACTATAGCTTTAATCCTTCGCGTTAGAGTTTAGATATCATCAGCTGCTCCAGCTCCGGAGGTATCTGTCTCAACATCTGTATCAACATCTGCTTCTGTTGCGTCGCCAGCTTCTGCAGCTGGACCACCACCAAACTCTGGTATACCTCCATCACCAGCAACTCCTCCACCTTCACCACCAACCGCTCCTTCGGCCCCTCCAGCTGCAGCAGCCATTTGCTCTTTCCAAAGCGGACCACCAGCTTGAATTTGGCTTAATTCCCATTGCATCTCTGCATCCTTACGGAGGAACTCTCTGTTAGCAAGAATATCACGATCCTTCCAACCAAGATACTTCTTCTGTGCGTAAGTAGTAGAGATAAATTCGTTAGATGCTAAATTATTAAAGTTAGCAGCTTTAAGCTCAAGCTTCTGACTTTGTCGCATTTCAAAGTAATTAGATGGTACGTTGAATACAATATCTAAATTAGTCTCTGCCAAGTTATATTCCTCCCACAACCCACGAAGTTTAAGGTGTGTAGTAAATCCTTTCTTAATGGCCGCGGCAAACTTCTGTTGCTGCCGAATAACAAACTTTGCGAACTTAAGCTCTTCACGTAAGATAGATGAAGGATCTACAGTACGATCTTCTGGATCGATACGAGTAGTTGGCACTTTAAGAGCTCTATATAGCTTCTTAATAAAGTACATTAAGTCAGCAAGCTCACCGAGGTTAGCACCTCCTGGAAGCTGAGTAACAGAAGTACCTTCCGATCCTTGACGTTTAGCAAACCAAAATGCATCAAGCATTGACTGTGGATTAAATTTATTAACTACATTAGTTTGGTCGTTATCAAATGTCTTACGAGCCCAATAGTTTTGAATAAGCTTACGTAAATATGCTTCTGCTTTTGGTGGAGCCATATTACCAACATCAACGTTAAATACGAGACGTTCTGGTGCTCTTACCAAACGATAAATAACAATAGCATCTTCAATAAGAGAAAGCTGGCGATAAGGACGTCGAGCGTTCTCAAGGAAAGGTATAACATAATCTTTCGTATCGTTATAAACTCCCGAATTAACATAAACTAGTTGATTCTGCTCCATAGGAATCATTTCTGTCTTCTCAACTTTATCTGGCTGCGTTGGGCTAAAGATTGGCTTCTTATAAATATAACCTTTAACTAGCATATTCTGAATATTATTGTAAACAGGTTCAACAATCTCAGCAGGAATATTAATTAAGCCAAGAACACCTTCTTTAACATAATCATCATGTAGAATCATCTCGAAAAATACTTCCCCTTCCACTAGTAGCTGCCTAAAGTACTGCCAACCCTTATGTTTAAGCTCAAAAAAGTCAATAAATTTAGAAAACTCTTCATCAATATCTTTCTTTTCATCAACTGTCAGATCGATATTTTCGTAATTAATAGTAGCTACCCTACCATTTTCATCTACATTAATAAATTCATCACAAATCTCATCAAGTGCATCAGCGACTTCTGAATACGCTGACATTATACGATAATCTCTTAATCTTCCACCTTTATCAGCATCAAGATTAGCATACATTACATCAGCAAAGGAACTATCTTTACCAAAGTCCCCTATTGGAATATTATTATACGGGTTAGAGGAACTAACTGATGACTTAACTAAGGCCTCTGCTCTTTGTGTACCATTTTTCGCGAAGTACTTATACTTACTGTTAAGAGCATCATCTTCAGTCTGAGCATATGGCAACCTGTTCTGAATGTATTGAACCAAGTTTCTACCGAAAGAAGAAGCTTTACCGTCACCTTGATTTTGATTTGGAGAATAAGAAGCCATTGTGTATATTTAATTAGATATGAAGTAGAATCCAGCAATATTAGCTGATGTAGTAAATCCTGCTGGGTTTTTAATAATGAGATCAAATTTACTGTTTGATCCTGAAAGATTAGGGAACGTAATATTTATTACATCATTAGTAATTACATTCCATGCTGAATTAGGTAGTATAAAGCCTGAAAGTAAGCCTGTGTATAGCGTACTAATACCAGTAAAGCTTGTATAAAGACTAGTATCATGCGAACTGAGCATAACAAACTCTGTCTCATTATAATTACCACCAAGGAAAGTATATGAATATGCTTCTAAATCTGAAGCAGACTTTGCAATAGTTACTGGATCACCATTTGTTTCTATAACATTAGAACCAGAAGCGTTAAAGTATATATTAGTTAATTCTGGTATACCAGAGAGAGTTATGGTTTCTGTTTCAGCTATACTAGATAGATTAGTAAAGAAATTATCATAATCTAACGATGAAAGTGGTTGTTGAAAGTTAAATCTATTATCTACATTAGTAAAATTTTGCTCGATAAAGTATATTGGACTTGAGATTTCATTCTCATTTCTAAATAGCCAACCTTTAATAGTAAAAGATGTATCACCAACAACTCTAAACTTGTCACTATAGGTTGTCTCAGTAGGATTATTTAAGGTAATATTTTGATCCCATAAAACTTCGGTTCGTATTTCAACAGGTGCTCCAGATACAGACGTAGGCTCTTTCCACGTAAGAACTATATACGGATTAGTATAAGGTACAAAATTAGATACTATCTGCTCCATGTCTTGCATATAACGACACATTATAGACATATTAACTTGCAAATTTACCGGGACGGGAGTTTTAATAGCTGTTCCTGTGTTAATACTTTGATAGTTTTCAAAGTTATTTAACTTATTAAATACTCTATCATTATCATATGATACAGATGCTAAATCAATTGAAACAACAGGTAGTGTTAAGTTTTGAGCCTTATTAACTATATCATACATTATACGTTGTTTAGGAGCAAAAACATACCTTACCTCAACATTCTGTCTCGCTTTACCGTTTTTATCGTATCGTTTGATTACAGTATCATCAAACGCAGCAGTAAACTGAGTAAGTAAATTTTTTATCTCAAAATTGTACGTATAATTCTTCAAAGCTACTATTATTTAATTAAACAAACCTGTCTACAAAGTATTTTGGTAGCTTATGCTTAGACTTTAGT